CCGAGCTGTTACGTCCTGGCGGACGAATGCCAGGAAATACCCAGGGGGGCGGTTAGCCCCCCAAAAGTAGTATGTACAAAAGATATGTACAGCGTAACGCAGCCATCTCTGACCTTCAGCATTCTCGCTGAGGATTTAACCTACGTAAGTAGGCACCCAAGTCAACGCCATGCGCAATTTATAGCGCATGGGAGACTTCTCCAAGTGATCCACGCCCCTTCCTAGGAGGGGGACGTGGTAAAACTTGAGGAGTGCAGCATACCCATCTAACCTATCCGACCTTTTCAGTGGGATAAGTGAAAGCGCTCGAGTTTCGAACGCTTGCAAGTGGCGATTCCAACGAGTAGGATTCGCCGCGTCAAGACGGGAGTGCCACCCTAGTGAACCTGATTTCTGACCGACAAGCGGGAGACCAATTCCTAAACGGTCTTCTACTTCATCGGCCAGAGCGGTGGAGAACTCGTATAGACCACGCATCCATGCTTGGTTGCTGGTCGCCACGAGACCTCCAATAACACTAGGCTCTGTTGACATGTCATCTGGACGGGATCGTAGGTAGATCGGTGTCACGTCGACACCTTTCCACGCATCAACCCCGCAGCTTTCCTTGAAGTTTCCTTCAAGGAAGCTCTTGTTATGGTTGACTTTTAGGCCAACCCTTTCGAGCCAGGTCACACACTGACGTGCATACCTCGTGTCTACGATAATATCATCACCGTAGACACGGATAAGACGAGAAGCGCGCCTCACGTTCCAATAGCTAGGCTTAATGCCTTTCTGGTCCAATATCGCTGCGATGCATGTTACTGCAAAGCAGACGGACTGAACAGGAAACGTTAAGGCGTTACCCATGCCGGCAAATTTTCCTAGTCTAACCTTTTTCGGTTTATTACCAACGTTGGTAACTCCGGGGCAGGATATATAGGAAGAACGGCAATCCATCATTTGGTCCAAGAATAGACCATTGTGTCTGAATACGGATTCTACTAGCGAAATGCTAAGTAGGTCCGATGCAGACTTCAAGTCGATGGTTGCCCAGTTGTCGTATAGGGAGCCTTCCAGAGCAAGTTGTTGATTCTTGCTTTGGTCGGTTAATGCAAGACAATTACCGAGCACCTTACTCCGTTCTATTTCTTGACGGAGAAGGATGTTCAACCCTTGCTGGATAAATTGATTCAGCATTGGTTCAACGGTAATCGTACGACGCGATGTCGAATTCTTCGGCACCGTTATTAGTCTTGCAGTGCTTCTCGAGACACCAGTAGAGAGGAAAACTAGATCGCTCGACTCTTTGACTTCGACCCTTTCGGATAGATCCTTAAGGGATACTTCGAAGTCAGCGTAGCCTAAGCTTTCTAGGTCAAACTCAGCGTTCTTGACTGAGTCCAACAGTGCTGACCACTTCTGGTTCGCACCATAACCCTCTTCTACTGCACCGGGACCGTGCTTAAATTGCGCGAGTGAGAGTGGCTCAGTACTTAAGCCACTCAACGCAATTTTAGCTACGAGGCCGATTAGATGATTTTCGCGGTCAGGTATAATAACCTGGTCCGCTATCTCATCACATCGGAAAAACTCAGCAACGGCCTCCTCGTGAAGCTTTTCTTCATCACGAGCAGGCATCTGAGCTTTCTTAAAGAGGTAAAGTCCCTCTCTGAGGCACTTTATGACGTCGTCTTTGGCGTCCTCTCTAAGCTCCCCGGTGACACGGTCGAACACTTCACAAAGCATACCTGAGAGAAATCTCGGGATTGCTCCCCTTGGAACTTTTGCAAATTCCCTGGGACAGGTGAACTTC